TGAATATGAAAGTCTTTGTAATGTGATCCTCCAATTTGTTTGTCTTGTGGAAATGATTTATCAAACATATCTTTATTACTCATATTTTTCTCCTTTAAGTTATTTGTGGCAGTCGTTGGTTTAACGGATTAAAAACAAAAGGGAATCGCGATCCGAACCAACATCCCTCGTTAGAGGAAGATGCTGCCACCCACCCCATAGGAAATGTCGCTATCCCGTTCTTTTTACACAGTTGTGTAATTCTATAATTTGTATGCATTAACTTTCTTTTTAGCTCTTAGTTTATATAAATTATTTCTAGCACGTGTGATTCCTACATACCAAACCCTATGTTCTTCATCACTTTTACTTTTACTTTTACGCACTGCTTTTTTAATTTTATTTGGTTGATCTAAACAAAGTATTACATTGTCTTGTTCTCCACCTTTGAATGCATGTATGGTTGATATGAATATTCTAGCGGGTGAATCTAAATCTTCTCCATTCTCCATCATTTCTTTAATGTATTCTTTATCTTCATACTCAACTTCTTTAAATGCATCAAACCAATCTAAATCTGGTTCCCAATCTTCCATCTTTTTTCCAATATATTCTTCAATATCTTTCCATTCTTTTTCATCTAATATCTTTCCTCTACACCAGGAGTTATAATTAACATGTGCATTATATACTCTGACTCTAAAAGATTTTTCTTTCTTTGTTTGATAATATAAATTTCTTTCTCTTAATTCTTTTTTCATACTAACTAATCTACTAATGGTTCTAGTTAATATAACCCATCTTTCTTTTGTTAAATCCACGTGATCTAAATTATTTATATATTCACACTCACCTTCGTAGTCTCTTGGATAATAATCTTTTTCTTTCCTTAGTCCTTCTATTTTTTCAATAGGTATTTCTGATTGCTCTTGAACTGCTCTAGATATTCTTTTTGAATATTTTAAAACTTTTTCTTCGTCAGCTTTTTGACTTATGAATCTATCTACATCTGCACCAGCCCAAGCGAAAATAGCTTGATCATCATCACCTGCTAAATAAATATCATCTGTATGTTCTTTTAGTTTATCAAATAACTTCCATTGTAATGGTGATAAATCTTGAGCTTCATCAATAAATATAACTTTAAATCTAGGTAAAGATTCTTTATCAATTAATTGTTTTATCATGTCATTGAAATCTAATTTCTTTTTTACTCTTTTGTATTCTTTTAAATTGTCATCAATTGTTTTTAATATCTTCCATTTAATTTCTTTTTTATTGTGCTCTCCTCTATCGTATTCATCTCTAATACTAATATCTCTATTGATTGCTCTACCAATCATTTGAAAATATGGACTGTCACAGTTTAAATAATTTATATCTTCCTTATTATACTTGTCATAATATTTTACTTTGACACCTATCTCTCTACCTATTGCTTCATAATCTGATGGTTGCATTACCTTACCATCATTTAATTCTAATTGATCATATGCAAATGAGTGTATTGTTCTAAAGTAAGCTAACTTATCATTATCTGCAGGCATTCTATCTCTTGCTTCACTTGCAGCTTTTTTAGTAAAAGCAAAGTATGCAATGTTATCTAAAGGTGTTCCTATTCTAACATAAGCTTTAGCTCTACTAATTAGTCTATATGTTTTACCTGTACCTGGTGGTCCATAAAACTTATATATCATTATACAATTTCCTCTTCTGTAAAGTCAGCAGTCTCTTCTATATCCTCTTCTTCTTTATCAAATAAATATAAAGGTATAGACACGCACCCATTAACACCTGGATATGGTTTACCAGTCTTTTTATGTTTACCAGGAAATCTTTTCTTTTTACCAAACTCTGGTTTAGGTAATGAATCTTCTTTTTCTTTTGTCTCAAACATTTTTTGAATCATGTGAGAAGTTCTTGATGAATCTTTTCTCCAACCATTTTCTTTTAGTTCATTGTAAAATTCATCATAAACAAAGTAAGCATACACTTCATCTTTTAAAACATTACCACTTTCAAATGATGCATATGTTTTTGCTTGTGTACCATTTATATATTCTTTTAAATGTTTCTTTAATATCTCCATAGGTCTGGTCCCTGGAGCCGGTTGCACTGTATCAACAGTATCTAACAAAGCATTTATCAATGCATGAAAGTCCAAAGGTTTTATAGGCGGTGGTAATACGTTTACCTGTGCCATTATTAAACTACCTAATTCTTTTTGATCTCTAAGTTGTGTTACATTTTTTGCATGCACTATAACAGAATGACCTGTTTTATTTGCTACTGTAAAATAATATTCAGGGTCTGGTTTAAAATCTACTTTAATTAAATTAGTCATCATTGGCCAATCAATTTTTTTATCAGAGATAACACCAAATTTTCTTTTAACACATTCAGACTTAACACAAACAGGTGCTAGTAATTGATCATTACAAGTATGACCCTTAGTATCTTTCTCCCAGTTCTTTATTTTCTTTTTAATATAATCATCAGTCCAAGTTTCATTAAACTCAAAATAGTTTCTACCTGCTTGTAATACTTTCTTAGCCCAATCATCAGCATATTTCTTTTTAGCAAACACCATATAGTTATATAAAAATCTATCTCTACCATCATCCATTTTTTGTTTAGATAAAATTTCTAGACAAGGTGGACCATCTTTAAATTCTTCTGCACCACCGGTAAGTTCTAACTTAATAATGTTGTCTGATATTTCTTTTAGTCTAGCTGATGTCATTAAATTCATTTCAATAACTTTTAAAAATAAATCTAATTTTATTTCTTTACCAGATGGATCTAATGCAACTCTTTCATTTTTATTAAAGTATGGAAGATTTATAAAGTTACCATTTACTTTTTGATCATCTGTATTATTATTTAATTTAGTTTGTTTAGGAAATATTTCTGTTGTAATAGGTAGTTTAAATAAAAATAATACTTGTTCTAGAAAATCTTTAATTTCTTTTGCTTGAATTAATTCTTTTGTAAATACATATAAATGAAGTCCACCACTTTTAGATTTAATAGGTATTAAAGGTAATTCCTTTTGTTGAATAGTATCTAGATAAAATTTTATATCTAAGTTTTTATATACCTTAGGATCAATATCTATTGCACCAAAACACGCTAAACCATTGTCATTACAAGGTTGTATACCTATAGATTTTGTTCCATTTAAATGTTGATTATAATCTTCTTCAGTAATTAATTTACCTGACCAACCATAGTCACCAGGATTAAATTTTAGTTTACCTGTGTCAGGATCTTTGTAGCCATTTTTAATATTACAGAAACCAAAGTTTCTCTGTAAACCTGTAAAGTATTTTATAAAGTCTTTCATAATTTCCTATGTTATGATTAATAAAGAGGCGACGTCACTCTCGCGCAGTCGCCCCCCTCTAGAGTATTCACTTAGTGAATTAGATAATCTCTTCAGTCGGTTTAGCACTCTTCTCTTCATACTTAGGTTTTGCTTGACCTTTAGACACAGACTTTTGAAGTTCTTGTGCCATTAAGTATAATTGAGCGTCAGCTTCAACAGAAACATCTAGTGCTCTGTTCATTGAAGGTTTATAGACATGCCAACTTTTACTACCTGCAACCTTACCTACAGTTTTTAATGTATAAACTGCGGCGTATGCTGCCGGATTGTAAACACCTTTTTCATCCTTGAATCTTAGATTCTTAATCAATTGATTCAATTCTCTTGCAGGTGTTAGGTTAGATGATCTCATAGTAATTACTGCAGGTCTAGGCTCATCACCTAATACTACTACATAAAAGTATGCAGTTTTTTCTAAGTAGTTACCATTTGATAATCTCCACTTACCATTTCTTTCTTCCTTTGCATCTTCAGGAACAGATAAGTGAGTCATGACAGGAGGAGCCGCTGTGTCTCCCATCTCTTGCCATTCTGGATATCTTGTTTGCACGTGTGCAATTAATATATCCACACCTTTATCACCATCTATTAATGTGCCAAGACCTTTTGCATAGATCATACCAGGTTGAGAACCTTCGACGTACTTTGCATTGCTCTTATTACATTCAGGCGATAGTTGATGTAGGATTTTTAAAATCGGTGTTGACATATCGTCCGATTTTATTTCTTCACTACCTTTCCCAGAATCACTTCTAAGACTGATAGTTGCCAGTGCGCCTGCACTGTTCTTCTTCTCGATAGCTGTATTAGCCATATATAACTCCTTATATTTAGTTATTAGTTTATTTTTTATTTTTTAAATACGTTTGATTTCCATCGAACGTATTGAATAGTTCTGCAGGAACTTCTTGACCTTTGTCTTTCCATTCCTTCATAACTACTTTGAGTGTCGATGGGTGAACTTTCTCCTCTTGGATAGGTTCAAACCCATTCGACCTCGCAAGGCCAGCGTAATCGACAGCCTTGTTATCTTCGCCTTGACCAAACGATACAATAATATTATTTTTTACTATATCGCCTAAGCCATTGTCTCGAAGCCAGTGTATCGCCTCAGCTTTTTTATCAGCTTTCATTGAGGCACTATAAATTTTTTTAACAGTTAACTCTGAACCATCTTTTAGTTTTAAACTAGCTAAGTTCATGTCTCCCATTAATTTTGGAATAACCATACAGCTAAAGTGTTTTTCATCTTCTTTAAGATCTTTAACTCTATCTTCCAAATCTTTTATTTGTTTTTGTATTCCCTGTAGTTTTTCTACTTCCGTAGAAAGAGCATCTGGATCAATAGTTTTAGCTTGATCAGGTGCGTCTTTACGCATATCAATTAACATTATATAACTCCTTTGATTGATTTTAGTTTTACTTTCATGGTGATATAAATAAGATCGATTCGATCTTTTGTCAAGTCTATTTGTGAAAAATATTTACTTCAATTGGATAATAAGTTTTTTCTTGTCTATCCCATTTTAATAAATTGTATTTTCCATTTGTAACATCAGACACAACAGAACAAACTACACCAATAATTGCAGGATCTCCTGATAATAATAAGTAATCATCGGTTGTATAATCTTTTAATAACGTTCTTAATTTATGAATTAGTGGACCAGGTGATAAAATAATTTGACTTTTTTCTGGCAGAAGTGTGACAATTTGTCCAAACTTTTGTGCACCCAAAACGTTATATTTTGGTTGTCCAATTGAACTTCCTGGTATTTCTTGTGTTAAATAAACTTTGCTCATTGACTTTTTCTTTTTCGTAACTATTATAGTAATTAGAAAGAAAAGTAAACAGAGTATATATTATGAATTATAAATTTAAAACTAAGCCTTATCAACATCAATTAGATGCATTAGAAGCATCTTGGGATAAAGAAAATTTTGCGTACTTCATGGAAATGGGTACAGGTAAATCAAAGGTATTATTAGATAATGCCGCAATGTTATATGATAAAGGCCAGATAAATGGCCTCCTTCTTATTGCACCTAAAGGTGTTTATAAGAACTGGTATGATCAGGAAGTGCCTGTGCATTTACCTGATCATATCGAAAAAAAGATGGTGCTATGGAAAACATCAGATAAATCTTCAAAACAAAAACAAGTATTAAATACTTTGTTTGAAACAGGAACTGACTTTCATATTTTAATTATGAATGTTGAAGCTTTTTCATCTGGTAATGGTACAGAGTTTGCTAATAAATTTTTATCTTGTCATAAAGCAATGATTGCAATTGATGAGTCTACTACAATTAAGACTCCAACATCTAATAGAACTAAAAATATTTTATCATTAAGAGATAATGCTAAGTATAGAAGAATATTAACAGGTTCTCCTGTAACTAAATCACCATTAGATTTATTTAGTCAATGTCAATTTTTAGATCCATGGTTACTAGGTCATGACTCTTATTGGATATTTAGAGCAAGATATGCAATCTGTAAAAAAATTGAAGTACAAGGTAGACGTGTTGAAATAGTTGTAGGCTATAGAAATCTTGGTGAGTTATCTGATAAGATAAAACCTTTTTCTAAAAGAATATTAAAACAAGACTGTTTAGATTTACCAGAAAAAACTTTTGTTAAACATTATGTTGAACTTACACCAGAACAGAAAAAAGTTTATAAACAAATGAAACAAGAAGCTATTGCATTTCTTGATGGTAAAATGCAATCTTCAGCAACTGTTATGACTCAGTTAATGAGACTACATCAAATTACTTGTGGTCACTTCACTGCAGATGATGGTACTATAAAAAATTTACCTTGTGCTAGACTAGGTGAGTTGATGAATATACTTGAGAACGTAGAAGGTAAAACTATTATATGGTCTCACTATACTCATGATGTAAGAAGAATTATTGAAGAGATTAAAAAAGTATATGGAGAAGATTCTGTTGTAGATTATTATGGTGCAACAGATACCGATACTAGATCAGCTAATATTAAAAAATTTCAAACAGATGATAACTGTAGATTTTTTGTAGGTACTACTCATACAGGTGGTTATGGTATTACATTAACTGCAGGTAGTAATATGGTTTATTTCTCAAACGGTTATGACCTAGAAAAACGTCAGCAATCAGAAGCACGTATTGATCGTATTGGTCAAACACAAAAAATGACTTACATAGATATTATGAGTCAAGATACTATTGATGAAAGAATTGTAAAAGCTTTACGTAATAAAGTTAATATTGCTAATACAATTATGGATGAAGATTTTAGAGAATGGATATAGCGACTATAGTCCCCACTATAATCAATCCCGGCAGCTGAGTGCCCAACCTCCCAAAAAAATTAAAGTTTTTGTAATAGTACAAGTATAATACCAGCCATTGCTGACATTAATGCACCGGCTGCTACTAAGAATATTTTTTCTATTCTGTTTATTTGATTTTCTATTTTATGAATTTTATCGTGAGTTTGTTTTTGCATAATACGACAAAGCTTTTCGTGGGATTCTATTCTATCTAGTGCAGAGTTTTTAGCCATTATCTTCCTCTGTAACTTTCTCTGTTTGAATCTGAAGCAGTATATCCACCGCCACCTACACCTTTTGATCTTGCTGCAGATGATGTTGTAACTGAACTTCTATTTCTATCAGCTACTCTGGATGTAGAATCTCCTCTCATATCAACTTGTCTTTGAATAGCTCTAGCTTCTCTCATGTTTTTTGAAGCTGCTCTATCTCTTGCATCTATACCACCATATTTTTTTGCATCTAAATAATCAACTAAAGTTTTTGATCTTCCAAAATCAGAACCTTGAATTCTATTATTAAATCCTCTTAATCCTTCTAAACCACCTTTGGCCATACTTTTAAAGAAACCATAACCCGGTATTGCAATATTACCTATCAAATCCATAAGACCACCAAATTTATTATTTGGTTTTTCAACTAAATCTATGTACTCTT